CGTAGAGTGCGTTTACAGGTGCCGTCCCCTTTGACACCATAGCCATGAAAGGCGTCTCCTTAGCGTCCACCATTGTGATGGCGTCCATGAGATCGCGTTGTGAACCCTTACCAAAATCGGTGCTAGTTGCCTGAACACCGGAAATGAACAAACCAGCCATTTCTATTCCTCCCTATTCAATTATTGTTCCCACGAGATCAACGAGACCTCGTTGGTCACGATTCGCGAACACGCGATTCTTGGCGTCCTCGTACTTCGCCAGCTTCCCCTCTTTTGGTGCTGGTGCTGACTTCGGTTTGCCAGGTTCTGCCGCGACTGGTTTTGGTGCGACCTTGGGTTTCCCTTGGTCAGCCAGTTCCGCCATGTAACCTCGGACATACCGCGCCAACTCCAGCTTGTAGTTTGGTGAGTACGCTGCCTGTGGTGATTGCGCGAGAACCTGCTGGAAGACCTCCATCTCCTTGCTGTCCTCGTTCTTCAGCCACGGATACAGCTTCTCAGCTTGTGCGTTGAAATCCTTGGCCTGCTGTAGTTCAGCCTGCCGTTGCGGTATCCAACGATTCAGCTTGTTGGTTGAGTCGCGTCGAATCTGCCGAATGAAGCGAGTCATTCGCGCTTGGCTAAAGTCCTCCTCGCCATAGTCGTCTGTCAGTTCTACGCCTTGATCGCGAAGTATCTTTTCAACGCGCTCTGGTTGATCCAGTAGTGCGTCTTCCATGTCCTCCGCGAATTGCAGGCGTCGTTCTGCCAAGTCGGCTTGGTCATTGAGTTCGCGTTCGTTCCTAGCTGTTGCTACCGGGTTGGCGTTCTGTTGAACGTGCGCCGGTTTTTCATCTAATCGCGCCCTCAACGACTGGACTTCCTTATCCAATTCGTCGCGCTCCTCCTCCGCCAAACGTAGTTTGCGGGTGAAGCGATCAATCCTCCGCTGCATCCACTCCGGTTCTTCTCCCGGTTCAGCTACAGGTTCGGATTCCGTTTCCGATTCGTCCTGAGAAAGATCGTGTTCGGTGTTGGTCGCCTCCTCGGCTGGTTCCTCAGTTGGTTCGATTTCACCAACCGGTTCCGCTTCCTCCACCACGCCACCACTCGGTGACGGCTCCTCGGACCCTTGTTCCTGTTCCTCAAATTCCTTGGCCAATATGTTGGTCAAATCCAATGAGTTTAACGGACCATCAAGTCCAACTATCCCCCCGGTTTGTTTAGAGAGGCTGTCCGTTGCCTCGGCTGTCTTGTCCTCCATGCTTTACCTGCAAGTTAGGTTGTTCCCGGTTCACAAAAAAACCGTGCCTGAGTAAGACACGGTTTTTTGAAATGCGGCCAATTGGAGTTGGCCTGTTATGGTTGGTTTTGGGTTATTGAGGTTACATCAAGGGTTTCGATACCGGTTCAACGTCTCCATCGTATCCTTCATTGCCTGCGCGTAGCCGGCTCTCCAGTTGCGGTCGTCGTTGTCGATCCCGTCAGTCAACGCACTGCCAATGCTTAGGTCGATCGCCTCATCCAACACGTCCTTCAGGGCCTGCCAGGTGCCGTTACCATCATCTAGCTGCTGAAGGTGTTTCTTGCGTAGTTCCTCGGTCATTGTTGATTAACTGGTTGAACGCCTAAGCGCCCGATCATCTTGTTCTGTTCCTGCTGCACCGACATTTGCAGGTTCTTGCCGTAGGCATCGAGTAGCTGCTGGAACCTCTCGTCACCCTGGATCGCCTCCTGGTACTTCGGGTTGCCTTGAACGATCTGCTGCATGAATTGCAGCTTCATCCCTGCCGTGCTGTCACCTTCGACATAGCTGGCCTCATTACCCAGCGCCATCAAGGCGATGTCCTGGTTGACCTTGTCGAATGTCTTTTGAGACGCACCACGCTGGTCCGACAGAATCGACTGGCCAAGCACGGGGTCGATCATCGACACCGCAATGGACACCAGCTTGTTCCTGTCGACAGTTCCTCCGACATCAAGCGGTAACAGGTCGATGATGGCCTTCATCTTTGCGGCGACGTAGTCCGAGTCCAACTCACGCACGTCAAACTTCACACTGAAGTCGTAGGCGCCTTGAATTTCGGCCTGACTGGTTGGCAGACCGGGACTCATACCTGAAATCCGCTGAAAGTCAGCGTCACTCATGTACTCCTGCAACAGCTTGAACATCATCCCGAACGCCTCGGACCATGTGGTCATGTACGAGTCGACCATCGACTGCATCTTCGCCTGCGCGATGACCGGGTTGGTGTTGTCGTTTAGACGACCGAAATACTGGTCGCACTGTTTTTCAACGTAAGCGATGACGTTCAGCGCCTCGTTCGGGTTGCTGCGAGGTGGATCGAGGAACTTGACCTCACCCGGTCGCATCTCAGGTAACTCACTGCCTGGCTGCAAGCGGTACACCTGACCCATCCGAGCCGGCACCGTCAGCGGCGGAAACACCATCAACGATGCGCGGTCGTACAACATATCGCGCTGGCCTTTGATTTCGTTCTGCCAGGTGTGAACGATGTCCGGCACTCCGCGACAGTCGATCAGTTTCCTGGCCACGTTCTCGCGCCTGTACGCAACAAACGGGTACTTGCCGGCTAAGTGATCCAGCACCGACTCCTTACCGACCATCTCGTTGATCTGCGGGTTAAAAACCGTGCAGTGGATATTGAGAACGCCGTCCTCGTCCAACAGCTTCTCGTAGCTGTAGACCACCTCGTACAATCCCTCGGTGGCGCCGTGCTGGGTGAAGATGTCTGACAGCGGTTCCTGATAGACCGCCGGATAAGCCTCCTGCGCGTTCATCACCGCGTCGACCCACTGTTGGCTGTATCCGTAGGTTGAAACCAATTGCTGCAACTCCCACTCGGACATCCACACCCGGCGGAATAACACCGGTGCCGACTGCAATTCGACGGTCTCTGGCGTGCAGAAAAACTCGTCGAACGGTTTCAGCGCGATGACCTGCGGACAGTTCTTGGTGACAACGTCTTGCGGCATCTCGGTGGCACCGTCCTCGCGGAGTTCGCGTACCAGCTTCTTGGCGCGTCGACGCTTCAGGTCGAGTTCAGCCTCGAGTATCTCCGCCGCCAGGTCGTTCTGGTCTGGGTCCGCAATCAACGCCGGCAGTTGGCCAAGCGGCGATCCTTCCCCTGCTTCCTGCGCTATCGCAACAAGGCCCTCCATCGTAATCGGCACCATCGACTTGGTGATCTCGCGGTCCCACTTAACATGAAGCACGCCGAAGCCGTATTGCTGGCCGTAGTTGGCCAACAGGTTGGCTTCCTGTCGCAGTTCGCTACGCAGCTTATTCTCGCGGTAGTAGTTCAACAACGTCGTCACCACCTCTGACTGCGCGGCATCTCCAACCTCAGTCGGCGCCGCACGCAGGATTCCCCGCTGGAACGCTGTCGTCAGTATGTCCGCGTTTTCAGTGCATACCATGTCGGCCAGTCGCACTCGCGTGTCGCTGGCACCATCCCAAGGAAACACCTCGTCAGTATCATTGGCTTGGTGCTTCTTGCCGTCCTCGTCTTGACCGGCCCACACCGCGAACCGCACATCGTCTGCTTTAGTCCGCCGATAGGCTAAGTCGTTGTAACCGCCGGCACGACTGTACTCAGCGATCAGTTCTTTAAGTTCCATTCTATGTTTCCCTCCCTTTTGAAATAGTCGTCAATTGATTGACGAATAAATTTACGTTTCTGTTTCAGCGGCACGATGAACTTGATGTCGCCGTCCTCCGAAAGCGCATCCAGTTCAATCAGCGTCAATCCGCTGTACTCCATCGCCTGTGCTGTTGTTAGCAGTCTTGGCCAATGCATCAGTAGCTTCCTCCTCCTCGCATCTCCATACACCCATCCTCCACCATTAAATTATCATCCATCACTAACATCCTAATCGTGTCCACCGGGTCCTTACAAGCGCCGCGATCCTTATCGACATAGGTCCACTCCCTCATCGCGTAAATTAAATTCGGACAGTCACTGCTGATGTACAGGCGCGGATAGTTTTCGTCGTCGATCGGCCTCGAGGCGTCGTAGTACAGCAGGTCATTTATCAGCGCCACACCCTCGTCGACGTGCTTACCGGACGCTGGGTAGAAGTGCATCGGTTCAAAGCCGTATTCGTCGCTATGCAGCTTATCCAGTATGCAGTTCCCGTCCAACGTGTGGTTCGCTGCTGCACGCGGGTCGATGAGCCGCAGGAAGATTTCCTCGCCGTTCTCGATCTCGGTGATGAGCCGCTTGTATTCCCAGATTGCGTTGGCGCCTCCACCGCTTTTCTGTGCCGGGCCTGGTGAACCATCAGCCTTGTGCGACGGCACTGTCCAATCTCCCATCGATCGGTCTGGCCACTCGCGGTAAACGTAGACGCGGTCGCCGACTACCCGAGCCCATAGCATGAACCAGTTTCGGCTCCCGGCGGGGTCCACTATGCAGAAGTTCGTCCCTTCGGCTGGAATCTTGCCAGGCGCCACGATGTGGTCGTCGCCAAACCTTGGGAACTGGTTGCCGGCGGTTGCGGTGGCCCAGCCGTAAGCTCGGACCATCACTTCCCCGTCATGCAATCCATGCAACCTCTTCTTGAGTTCGCTGTAGGGATTGTACGGATTCCACTTGGTGTGAAACCAGATTGCGTGCGCTCGAGGCCGGCGGCACCGCATGACGTACGGCATCTTGCCTTCCGGTCCGTTAGAAAGGTTCTGGCCGGGTAACAGTTCACTGTCCTCCCAGTCAGTTACCTCGCCGCCGCTGATCATGTCCTTCACGGTCATCGAATAGCCTTCGATCGGAGTGAAGCTGACAATGAGCTTACCGCTGCGGGTGACTAGGCGGTATCTCAGCGTTTCCAGTAGGTCGAAAGGCACCAGTTCGTCACACCAAATTAGGTCCGCCTCTAGGCCCTCGACTGTCCTTCGGTCCTGGCTATAGTGCATGAAGTGGCACTGGCTGCCGTTTGGCAGGATGAAGGCGTTTCCGGTAAAGCCGTTCTTAACCGAGTAGCTGATCGAGGCGACGTTGCTTTTGATCTTACGGCGGTGCTCGACCGGTAGGTATTTATGAATGACCGGCTGTTGAGTCTGGAGTGAAGATTGATGCGTCGTATGAAAACAGATCACCCGCAGGTCTTTCTTTTTCATCAACGTCTTGATGCAGTATTTCGCTGCGAACTCAGTCTTCCCGCTACGGTTACCGCCGCTGATCAACAGTTCGTCCGACTCTTCCAACAGCGCCTCCGCCTTGGCCCAGTGCTCCGGCTCGTACCCAAACCGAAACGGATCGTTGAACTCGTCGTAGATACGTTTACCGCGACGCAGCATCGCATCGCGGAACTCCTTCTCACCTTCCGCCGTCTGACAGGCGACCGCCGCGTCCTCACGCGACGGCAACCTGTAGATCGGGTGCGGTCGGTAGATATATGGTTCCAGATCGATCACCGAGTTGCTAGATTGCCGGCGGTGTAATTATGTCCGAATTAACCAACTGCAAATTTTGCAAACAGACTGTCGCCATAAATGCACAGACCTGTCCTCATTGCGGCGGGATTGATCCGGTTGAACACAAAAAAATACCTTGGTCGATTTTAGTGGTTCTTATCATTTTGGCAGTAAGCATCAAGGCGTGCTGGTCTGCTAACTAGTCCGTCGTCACGATCGTTTTAAATTATTCTCAAAATAAATCTTCAAACGACAGTAAGTAAGAATTACGGCTAATCTGTAGTCACAATCGTTGGTCCCTCATCCTCCTCCTTCTCGGCATCGTCGGCCGGTCCTAGTTCCAGCGCCTGCGCCAATACGTTAGCCGCATTCTGCACCTGCGCCTGTTGGGTGTTGGCCACTTGCAGGGCCAAGTTAATCAGCGTGTTCAACGCTGCCACTGACTGTTCTTTGTTTTCACTCATCGTTCAAACGTAGCCTCAACGCATACACGTAGTGCCACAAATCGATTATTTCCTCCTCCAAGTGCGCCAGCCGAACCTTATCGACTAGGCATCCGCCGTGTTCCTCCTGGCCGGCCATGTATTTCGCCGTGGCCAACGCCTTGAAGCGGTCAACGCTCTGCTTGGCGATCTCTTCCGGCGGTAGTTCGGCTCGGTTATCCATCGCAGCGATTCCTCCCGTTTACTGCCGCCATAGCGGACCGGTGTTGCAGTGCGCGTTTGGACTGTGACCGCCAGTTGCCGGTCGCCTGATTCCGCTTCTCGAAGAAGGCGTCGGCCTTCCTGTTGAAGTCTTTGCAGTCTGCAATCGTGACATCGTCACCAACGTAACCGGGCGCCGTCGCCAACAGTTCTTTTCCGTTTAGTTTCCTCATTTTACCAGATACCAGGATGGCGTGGTGCGCGGCCAACTTGCCGCCACTGGTCGCCATCCTTCAAAAATTTGATCCGCATGAACTTACCCTGTCTGTCAGGGCGCCATTTCAGGGCGTTGTTCACCCTGACGCGGTAGTTTTGGCCGTCGTCCCCCTTGACCTCGACCATGCGGGAGTTCTTCCAGTCCCAGCGGACAACGCAGCCTTCCACAATGGCCGGGACATCCACGGTTTCCGCTAGTCCGAAGTGCCGCTGCATCTTGGCCAAGCCGGTTGGCGTTAGTATGACCTCCCTCTCGTAACGCCAGTCGTCCGACTTGACCAAGTGCTCTCTCCGGTACTCAACCATCACCGGGCGCGGCAACCCCCAATCACCCACCAAAAGCCTCTCCAGTGCTTCCCCCTGCTTCAACTGCTTCACTGTTTAAATTGAGGAACGGCCACCCTGGTCCCCTCCAAAAACCGGCCACCAGGCAAACCAATGAAATCCTGATGACGTGGGTGACCGTTCCTGTTTTTCCAAAATTTTTTTACGAGCTCCAATCCATATATGGCATGGCGGCGTGCCGCTAAGACTGACCCCCTCCCCGGCCCGGTGATGTTCGTGGTTAGAGTCAACTTTGATGGTCTGCAACTGTTTTGTGGTGTTTGTGGTATCCAGATTGGTATCCAATGTTTTTAGACCCCCAATTACCAGTGACTTAAACCCCATTGACCGCCTGCCTATCAGTCAACCGATGTGACGTTGGCCCTCGGTAACCGGTCCAACACGTCCTCGATCTTGTCGTCCTTGACGCTGACGTGCTTGACGACGGTGGCCGGAACTTGGTCCATCAACAGGAGGCTTTTATCGACGCATATTCCTGCGATAACCGATGCCTGGGAGGCACTGACTTCATCGTTCTCCAGTTTCTCGATCATCCGGTCAGTGGCCATCTCGGCGACCATGCCCATCTTAGTTGCCAGGCGCCGCTTAATCTCCGGTATGCTCTCGAAATGACGGTGACGCAGGACCGACACGGTGGACGGTGCCACGCCGTAAGTCTCAGCCAGGTCGGCCACGGTGCGACCCGCTACCAGGCCGGCTGCGATGCCTTGGTACACCTCGGGGTCCAGCTTGCAGCCGACGCCCTTGTCAGGCTGTACGATCTTCTTGGGTTGTTGTTTTCCGTTGTTACTCATCGTTCGTCTGTGGTTCCCTTTGCGGCTATGACCTACGGTAAAATATTACTCATCGGTAGCATTGCGATTGTGTGCGTCTTGTTATTCACATTGTTGAATCCAAGCAGGTATATCATTGGAAGGTCGCCATCTGAGTCCGTTTATCATCGTTATGACGGAGTGTTTGGCACCTTTGAAGTGTTGGACGTTCGTCAATCCACCCAGAATCAACGCGAACACTCATCTTGGATTCAGGTTGATTAGACTTATATCTACTCACCGTCGCCTCCGTTTCCGCTTACCGCGCTTGGCCTTAAACCGGTCGTGGTAATCCTGCATCTTGGCCGCTGCCTCCTCAGCCTCAGCTTCGGTGTCGTAGGCGTCCTTGATGTCCGGCATCGGCTCGCCTCGGTGAAACCGTGAGCCGACTGGGCTCTCGCCACCAACGGACCGGCACCTCACGCGGAACATATCGCGGTGGTTGTACCGGAAGCGGTTGACTGTGAATGTGCATTGCCGTTTCATGTGGCTTCTAATGTCTAGCCTTACCGAAAAGCCTCCCCCAAAAATTTATTGCAAACATTGCAACGAGTTATTGCCGTTTTTTTCGGGAGATTTGTTTTTAAAGTGCCTTAAATGCGGCAAACAGAACATTTCAATATGGGTTAAATTGTTTGGTGTAGGAATATTTGTGGTGTTATTTGCTTTGAAATTTTGGTTGCAGAAATAGCTGACCTCTTGACCATAAATGTGCCTTTTCATCTCTTCGACTTCCCCCACTTTGACTTGGACGACTTCTTCTCGTCGGCCATCTCGTACATCTCGATTAAATCTTGGTTGTCGCGCCAATCCTCGAACCGGCTGTAGTCACGGTTGAAGCAGAGGTGGAAACTACCGCTGCGACCGGCACGGTTCTTGGCCACCGTGATCCTGGTCAGCAGTCGGCCGCCGTCGGCGATGTTGAAATCCTCCACCCAGATGAACGCCACCACGTCGCTGTCAGACTCGATCGCACCGGACTCGCGGAGGTCCGATAGCCTTGGCGCCCGGTTGTTGTCGTTCTCGATCTGACGGTTCAACTGAGCCAACGCAATCACTGGCAGGTCGAGCTCCATCGCCATCGATTTAAGGCCCCGCGAAATCTGGCCGACCTCCTGCACGCGGTTGTTGTTGTTACCGCGAGTACCGACCAACTGTAGGTAGTCAACGAAGATTGCCTTGATGCCGTTGTTGCGAACCATTCGCCGTGCCTCGGCTCTAATTTGGTTGATGGTGATGTCTGAGCGCGGCTCGATGTAGATTGGCGCATTGGCCAGCTTCGGCATATTAAGCGCCATCGATTTCATCGCTTTGTTCCGGCGCTCCTCGTTGTACTCCTTGCTAACGAATGCTTGCAGGTTCACCTCACTGACAGTGGATAGCATCCGAGCGTTGAGCTCGTCCTCTGACATCTCGAGACTGAAGAAACCAACAGGCTCGCCTTGGCCAAGCGCCAGGTTGATTGCGAGGTTGCCGGCGAGCGCCGACTTACCTTGGCCGGGCCTAGCAGCCAGCGTAATCAACTGGCCGCCACGCATACCCGACAACAGCTTGTCGAGGTCTCCAAAGCCGGTAGACAGACCGATCAAACCGTTGCCGGTGTGGGCCTGTTCCAGCATCTCAATAATCCGACCAAAACTTTCTTTGCGGTCGGCTTCGACCTTCAGCTTACGGCAGGTACGCATCTGCATCAGCCGTGACTCAGCCTCGTCGGCGAGCTCGTCGATGCTCCCGCAATCCTTGGCCATCTTCTGCAAATCCAAGGCGAACGCGATGTAGCTGCGGCGGCGTAGCTTCGACTGCAACTCGGGCATCCAATACTGCCAGTTGCCGGCAACGGGTGCCGCGTTGGTCATCTCGATCAGGTCCGACAGCGAGCCGTTGTTCTCCTTGAAGGTCTCGTCCAACCGCGCCGCGTTGAGCACCGCCGTCTCGGTCACCGGCTCCTTCTCGGACACACGCTCCATCAGGTGGAACGCGGCCTTGTGTTCAATCTCGTTGAACCAGTCGGCGCTGACGCCGGCGGCCACCACGTCGGTGAAATCACCTAGGATACAACAACCCAGCAGGGCCTTCTCAACGTCTCGATTAACGGGAAGCATTTTTAACCTGCTGCATGATGTCGCCGTAGTCGATCCGGTCCTCGCTGGCACTCGGTGCCGGCTTACCGTTGCCGTTGCGGTCCGACCAATTGCGTGCCACCGACTTCCAGTTTTTCATCGGCCGTGGGTTCTTGCCGTTGGCCTCGATCGTCCAGTCGGTGGTGTCGTAGTAATCCCAGAACCGCTGGGAGTCGACGGAGAGATTCTTGGCCCGGACAAACTCCTCAACCTCCTCAACCGTCGGTGGATTATCCGCCACCAACTTGTTTGTTTTAACCTTCTTTCTTCTTACTTCTTGTTCTGTTTCCGAAAGCTGTCCGATAGTGCATTGGTAGGAGTCCCATTCGAGCACGGTAATAAAGGTGAAACGCCTGTCCGACTTTTTCGCTATCAGACGGTCTCCGGTCATGCTGCTGAGAATGCGACAAATCCGGTCTCGTTTGAGGCTCGGCATGGCGCCTGTCAGCGACCGAATCGTCAGTATCAACTGACCCGGTTTCAGCTTCATTTTCTGACCCTTGAAGGTCACTTCGGTTTCTTCGCGAGCCGCGTGAGTGAGGAGATACATCCACACTGCAACCCAGTACGGGTCTGCGCTCTGTTCCTGATCCCATAGGGACCTGTACAACTTAATCCATCCAGTTCTCATGTTGGTTTGATTATTGGTTCGTGTTTGAGGTGTCCCGCGCCGAGGTACCATGTGTACGGCATACCGTCCGCCATTTGGCGCTTGGTGGCCTTTTCGTAGTAACCCTCGCGGGTGATCCACCCGACGTACTCAAAACCCTTCTCGAGGGTTCCTCGCATCAGCACGAATGCGTCAGCGGAGTTGTCGGATGTGATGTGTAGCGGCACCAAAAGGTTCCCGCTAAAATTGTCGGTCGACTTGACGTCAACGGTCATGCCGTTGGGGAGCGTGAAGTCGACGTGGTTGGGTCCGTCGATCTGGGTGTTCGGGAACAGGTTGAACATCTTGGCGAAGGCCCACTCAGCGGCGGCGCCTTCGATGTGAATCTCCAAACCGTCCTTGCCGTGGTTCACCTTTTTCTCGTTGAGATCGAAGCTGACCGCGTAGTTGTGGAGCTCCTGCGCGTACCACTTCGCGCACTTCTTATCGAAGTCATTCAGTTCAAGGTACCAGGTCGCCATCAGGCCGCGCCCTCCTGCATTCCAGGGTAGTAATTCTTCTCCCAGCACCAAATTGCGTGCAGGTGTAAGAAGGCATCGAATGCCCGGTCTACCACGTCGTCGTCCCACCGTTTCTCGAATATCTCGGGACCATTCTTGTTGATGACCACGGACATAAACGGTACCTCCCTGCCGATACACTCCCGGTATGCGGCGCCCTGAACTGGCCAAGTCTTGTAGTAATTCGGCCGGTATTGGCCTTTGGCGTTGGTCTTGCAGTTTTGGGATTTGTAGTCGATGCCGATGAGGCCGTGCTCCTGGTGCTCGACCAGGGCGTCCATCGTGCCGGCGTAACCAACCTCCTCGTTGACCAACACTTTCTCAGTGAAGCGCACGTCGAGGATGTTGGCCTGAGCCCAGTCGTTGACGGCGCACAATTGTTCGTCGTCTCGATCCCAATCTTCGCCTTTCAGAATCCGTTCGCAGCCAATGTGAATCTCGGTCCCGCGTGATGCGGCCTCGGATGTTTGCTGTTGGGAGTCGGCGACAATGCGCTTGGCCAAGCCATCGAGATCGGCGCCGGCTTTATCGGCCTCCGGTATTGTCAGAGCCGACAGTAGGAGCGTGTTCTGCTTCCAGATATTGAGCCCCGGCTGGTTCAGCATCCCGAGCACCGTAGTCGGCGACGGCAGGAGGCCCTGAACGCGAGCCTCGCGGAGCCCGGCTTCGTGGTTAGGCGTACCGTCGCGGTGGTACCAGTGGTAACTTGATTTGGGTCTGATTGGGTCTGACATTGTAAAATTAAAAAAACCCCAACGGGGGTTAACCCCGTTGAGGTGTGGTGTTATGCCGCGAGGACTTTCGTCACGTTGGCCCAGACACCGTCGCCTTCTTTGCGCGGCGTGTGCTCGACCAGCACCTGGCACTTCATGCCCTCGATGCTAGTTGGGACGAACCCCTTGCGTTCTTCAGCGGTCAAATCTCGACCACCGAGAATACCGATTAAATCCTTCCTGAAGTTAGACTTCGGGTGGAGGGATTTGCGGTACTTACGGCGGATCGACATTGGATCGCCGTTTGGAGTTTTCTCGTCGACCTCAAAATCAACGTGGAAAAACTCCACCTTTTCTTCGTCGTCGCTAAATTTATCAACCTCCCAGTAGGGGTTTGATACGAACTTAACGATCGCCGGTTGTACTCCTGCGGACACGGGAATGAAATCCCCGGTCCCCTCACTTATTGTCCATGATGTTTCCATGATCTTCTATGTTTCTGAGTTGATGGGCGTCAGGCCCAACAAAGTTAGGAACGACTCCAACGGGACAATGGCCACCCAGCCGTGGCGGGATGGGCGCCAGCAAACTACTGGTGCATTGTCGCCGCTGATTTCGCGGCACTGATCGATGGCTGCATAAACCATCGAAGTGGAAAATTTCTCGACCCGCTTACACTCGATCGCGATCCCCGGAATGTCATGGACGACATCCTCCGAGGCCGCTTGGCCAAGCGAAGCCGGAGCCCCGGAGTACTGGCAGCCGCGTCGAGCTTTGACCGGTGTGCCGTCGGGGTGCTGAAACTCTCGGAGCGCCTTTGCTAGGCTGCGCTCGGCTGCTGCGCCCTTGGCACGACTTTTTATCGAACGTCCCATCCGGCTTGGTTCAGTAATTCGGCTAGGGCGCTCTCGGGAATCATCACCCGGCGGGTGCCTGGTGGGCGCTTGGCCGGGATCAAGCCGCGCTCAATCCACCGGTCTACTGTTTTGATGCTGATGCCGAGTTCGTCTGCGACGGTGGCTCGGGATAGAAACTTAGGTAATCTCATTAGAGGTTTTGATTACTGCGGCAAAAAAAGAGCCGCGTGCGTCCTCAATAGAGCGCTTTCACACCTGTAAAGCAACACGTATTTGTTCACACTTGATAGGTTTTTGTCCGGTGCCTGTCCGATGTTTTACGGTTGACTGCTTACTAATACCTGTGATTCGGTGGCGCGGGCGCCTATTCAGGGTGTCCGAGAAAAAATCAATCTAATGGCAACGCAAGGCGGAAGCTGCGGTCAAAAAGCGACGTTTATCGACTTTTACCCAGAGGGAACCAGTAACGAAGCACTTGCTGAGTTTTGGGGGAACGAGACTTGGTTTAGTCGTTTCTTCAAAGACCAGAAAGGCGTTAACGGCAAACTGAAGTATTGGAACTTTAGGTGCGTTCACTTTCCCGCGATAGACGAGTACCTGAACAAACAATTAGAAGCTGCTTTTAACCTGGCGAAGTCAGCCAAAGACAAAGCAAAGGTGGCTGAACAACATCCAGTCAATGAGCTTTTATGGGAGAAACACGGCGGCGGAGAAATGGTCTGGCCAATCTGGGTGATTTCAACCAAGGAAATATCAGTTCCCGATATTATCCACGCCTGCGCCTCAATCATTCACACTCACCAAGATACGCCTCAATTCGGGCCTGGAACAATTGACCCAATGGACCGCGAACTTAGCGCATGGTGCGAACTAGACGCTTGCGAGCCATTACACCTTTTAGGGTTAATGACAGAAGGAGACAAACACACTCCCCCGGCACTAACGAGGAACGGCGAAAAGTTTCTGAATAGTTTTTTGACCAAAGGTCAACGACGCAAAACAGAGGTGCCGGAGTCATTGTTTTTATTAGCAGGATCACCTGTTCTGGAACTGGGAAGCCTTTGCACATATTGCACCCCTGATGTCTACGAGATAATCAATTTCTACTTAATAGACTGCCTTAAAGAAACTGACTTAAACCAATATGGAGAGGCCGTTGCATCACTAACTGTAGTTCCTCCTCCAGCAGGCACTAAACACACTTTTGATATCCCAACCACACTCAAAAATTACCGTTTAAACTGGGAACAGGTTAGAGCATTGGAGGAGACAGCGGACTTTTTAAACATCAATCCAATATCGGTTATTAAGAGCCTG